CCCTGCTGCTGTTTTAAAGGTAATTGTAAAATTTCCTGTGGTTAAATTCTCAACAGTAAATGCTGCCATTGTGTCTGCTACAGTTATTACCACATTTGAAGTTAATGCTCCCACAACTTCGAATGATGTTGATTTATTTTGTGCTGCTGTTAAGGTAATATTTCCACCAGTAGTTGCAATTATTGTTACTAATGGTTTTAAATATCCACTACCAGCTAAACCTAAAGCTGATACTGTTTTAACGTTATCAGTTCCAGTATTTATTTCTGTGTTACTTGCTACCGCTACGTCACCTGTGTTAGTTCCAGATTGACTGCCTATGGTAGTTAGATTTGCATCTGTTACGTATCTCTTGTTTGTACTGTCTGCGATATCTGCCGTTGTTGCATCCGCTCCACTTGTAACTAGTCCTTTTACATCATAGGTAATCTTTGTTTTAGTTGCGCTAGTGATCGCTGCGTTTGAATCTACTTTTAAATTGAGAGCAGTTTGGGTCGCCGTCGAAACGGGTTTATTTGCATCTGAAGTATCCTCTACGTTTGATAATCCAACCTGTGCCTTTGTTACAGAGTGAGGATTTGAGGTGCTTGATACATGCGTATCTATTTGAGCGTGAGTGTTTGTACCAATGTTTTGTAGATTTACATGATCAATGTTAATATTGGATGTACCATCAAAACTTGTTCCTGCGATTGTTCTAGCTGTTTGTAAAGCTGTTGCAGTTCCAGCGTTGCCAGTTATTGTCGATTGATCACCTGTGTTTGTCCCTGAAGTGTTATTAATCACAGTTAAGTTAGCATCAGTGACATATCTTTTATTTGCACTGTCAGCTATGTCTGAGGTTGTTGCGTCTACACCAGCTGTTACTAGTCCTTTTGTGTCATAGGTAATTTTAGTTTTTGTAGCACCTGTTATTGCTGTGTTTGATGTAACCTTTGTGCCTATAGATGTTACTATTGTCGTAGCAAAATTTGGGTCATCTCCAATTGCATCTGCTAGCTCTTTTAGTGTATCCAATGTTGATGGAGATGAGTTTACAAGATTAGAGATTGCTGTACTTATTTTAGCATCTGTATCATTTCTAACTTCAACTATTGCGCTTTGTACATTCGTTGCTGAAATATCACCATCAGGAGTAAATGCTGTTGCACTTGCAACTGCAGCACCTCCAAGAATCCAGTCTGCAAACGAAGTCACTCCAACAGAGAAGAACTCTTTACTAGTTGTAGTGTTTATCCAATGAATACCTGTTTCTGGCGGAGCCCCGACTGGATCAGATGTTGATCTTATTATGTGTGGATTATTCATTTAAGCCTCATATAAGATAGAATCAGCATCAAATAAAATTGAAGCCTTTGTTCCATCTGTATCTAATAATATTTTTTTAATTATTACTGAAGGGTCAGTACTAAAAGAAGTTAGTTCTACTATTGCATCTTGTACATTTGTAGAGACTAGTGAACTAGTACTAGGGTCAAAAGGTACACTCTTAGCTACGGGTGAACTACTTATTAATTGATTTCCCATTAAGGTACCTCAATAATTTTAAAACTACCGTTTATATTAGAACTAATTAAGAAAATCCTAAAATTACTACTCGGGTCTAGTGTAAAAGATAATACCTGCCCTTGTGCTACGGGTGTACCCGTTAAAATAGTTACAGAATTATCTAACCCAAAAAACATATTTGAAGTCATCACTGTAATGTAAATTATTTTTCTATTTGTTAGGGGTGATACTCCTACCATAGCCTCGTAAGCTACATTTGCTAATGGCATATCAATTGAGCCGTAAACACCACCACCTGATAAACCGTCTACTACATCTACAGACCCGTTAGAGTTTGCACCTGTAATAGCCACTGCAGGTAGACCGTCTACATCTCTAAATTTTCCTAATTCTCTATCGTGAATATTTGGAGATATTGCCATTATTTACCCCCTACATCGGGTATTTCTTCTAGACAATCCCAATCAAACCACGCATACCAATCTTTACCAGATTTAACGATGGTGTATTTAATATATCTACCACTAACTGCATTTAGCCTAACTAGCATAAGCCTCAAATCATCAGGTGATTGGGCTTTTAGGTATGTAGGTACAAATGAGCTAGATACTTGCAAGGCTTACCCTCCAAAAAACCCACTATATTTCTATAGTGGGCGGTTAAATTAATTAACTACTTGAAATTATGCCCCGTGCTTAATAACTAGAGGTGATAACCCCCCAGAAAGTTGGAGCCCACAAGTTCCGAAAAGACAATCCATAGCTCTTTTTACCGAGGAAGTTCCATACTCAATTGCAGGTTGTTCTGCTATGCTTGGTGCAGATTGTAGTGCAAACGCTACCCCTGATTTCTCAAACATGAAGAATTGACCATCTGTTAGACCGTTATGAACAATAACAGGTGCCCCGTAAACTCTACCTACTTGACCACTCATAATAACTTGGTTAGCACCATAAATATCATTTCTAGTAAATTCATCGATATTCAACATTTTAGCTTCCTGAGCCGCAGAAACTACTAAAACTACTTGATTCATATCTGCATTAGCCTTCTTTAAAGCCAATCTCATAGCTAGAACGATAGCTTTAGTAATATCACCTGCAGTACCGCATGGAGTACCTACAGATTCTAAAGTAGCCAAGATAACCGAGTCAATATTTCGACCGTGTGCTGAAGCGGCTCTTTTTGCTGTTTCAATTTCCCAAGAAATTGATGATTGAATCGCTGAAGCTGTATCTATGATATAGCTCAAGTATGCGTTTTGATTGAGGTTTAATGTATCTACGGTTTCACTGATAACGCTATCAGTACCCGCAGAACCGAATGAACGATTAGCAACACTAAATGAAGTTAATTTAGGAAACTCTACAGATTTATTACCTTTAACTGCGAATTGAGAAACGTTAGTTACTAGACCTGCCAATAGAGCAGAAAACTGAAGTTCTTTTTGAACTAAAGCTACAATCATGTCATTTTTTGTTGTGTTACTTGGATTAATTACAGACATTGTTTATCCTCCCATGGATATTTATTTATTAATTTATTCTACTTCCCAAACTTAGAAAGTAATATTTTTTCTATTTCAGATGCCGATAATTCGTTTAATGATTTAGTACCCCCATCACCCGATTGAAAATTAGGTTTAGTATCTACAGTATTTACAATTTTATTAGCTTTTCTCATATACGGTTTAGCCTTTAAAACTTCATTAATGTATTCTTTTACCTTTTCCTCACCGACTTCTAGAGTTACATCATTAATCGAGTCTTTAAGGATATGAGAGAATTTAGGTTGATTTAAAAGATCGTCTACATCATGAACATCTGAGCCAAATTTAAGTACTGCGTTCTTAATATTAGAATTTAGCACTTTCTTTTTCATATCGTTCATTTCATTAGCCAATCTATTAGCTCTCTCCGCTTCTTTCTCTAATAGCCCTTGAAAGTCACCTTCTTTCTCTAGTTTTTCACGTTCTGCGGTTTCATACATACTTAAAGTTTCTTGATATTTAGATTTAGTCTTTTTCGACTCATCTAATAATCGTGCATTAGTAGCTTCTAGTGCTTTAAGTCTTTCTAAAACTTCAGTAACATTTACTTGATTAGATTCTGTAGAGTGTTCACTCTCAGATTGTGAGTGTTCACTCACGTTAGGTTTTTCTGACATCGCTCATCTCCTATTTTCAATTTATATTTAACTTATGTCAAATATATTTATCTCTTACCTGACAATACAAAATTAATTTTCATATACGTTTTGTTCTTTTCTAGCGTTTTAAAGACTGACAATCTAGCTAGGTTTCTTATATCTTTATCTATGTTAGATATAAATTTCTCACCTTGTCTAGTAGGTAATAGCCTACGAATAACTTTAGATTTACCTGCACCTAATTTATCGTGATAAATAGCTTTTTTATCTGCAAAACCCACCCATGCAACACCATTACCCTTTCTAATATTTAAACTATTCATCATTTCACCCGTAGCGTATAGGTTTACGGGGCTTTTCTTTTTATTTGGGAATGGTTGAGGAAATTTACCCGATTGACCGAGTGTTTTTGTCTTACTATTTACAGTAAGGGCACCCTTTTTTATATTTAATGGAGAGTGGACACCTGTTTTACCCTTACCTGCTTTAGTTTTATATGGAAATACAGGTCTAACTTTACCGTTCATTGTCACAAATCTAAGTTTACCCGCTAAGAAATCTAGATATGATTGACTATATCTTTGAAACCTTCTAGCCACACCCGATACAGGGCTTACACCTGCTAGAATAAAACTTTTAATTGACATAATTAGGAAATCACCTGTAGTTAGCCAAGTGTAAAATTCTGTGAATGACTCCGCTTGTATTTTTGCTATAACCCTATCATCAAAGAATTTAACTTTAGCCATCTTTTACCTCAGCTAGTTTTTCAGCTATCAATTCTTTTATTCCTTTAAGTATTTCTTTATCAAAAGTCTCAGCTAATTTAATATCTGGGATAAATGGTCTACGTAGGTCTTTTCCTTTAGTAGATTTTATTTTCTTGTGACCTTTAAACCCTGTATTGTGAGCATAACTTTTAATCGCTTGCTCACCTGAGATACCTACTTTTATTTTATTCCTACCTATTATTTCTGAAGTTAGGGCGTTTAGCATATCACCATGTAAATCTAAGTTAGCTGTATCATCACCATTTTTTTGTTGACTAGCATAGGTTTTATTAAGCCTAGAAAACTCTCCAAATCCTCCAACGGGTGAATGACCACTTTCTACCTGAGCGATAATATCACTTACTAAAAATTCTGATATATCGGCTAATAGGCTATCTCTATCCTCACCCTTTATTTCACTAGGTATGTCTAGAGATAGTGTGTAGCTAGTTTCCTTTTTGGTTATTGCCATTCATTCCCATTTGGTTATCCGTTGAAATAGGGTTAGGTGGTACAATTGCTTTAGGTGTAACATTGGCTACCATAGATATTAATTTTTTAGCTTTTAAGTCATCTATTCTAGACTTAGCGTCCTCTTCAGATAAGTTAGGATTATAATCAACTAATAATTCCCAATCCTCAAAGATACCTAAATCTCTTTTCTTTTTTAGGTTATCTAATTTCTCTGAGTCAGATATTAACATTTTAGGTTTTAAGAAAGTGATTCCTACTTCATCAGAACTATAAACGTACCCACCTAAAACTAGATTACATTGTTTTACTATCTCAAATATCTCATGTTCTAATTCTAGGTACTTTTCTTGGTTATCCTCTATTAGTGATTGAATATCTGCGCTTGCTAAAAGGCGGTCTAGACCTGATGTATATTTTTCATTCCCTTGGTGTGCTACTTGGCTAGAGTTAATACCTTGCTCATCTAAAATCATAGAGGCATAAGTATAAATACTTTCTTTATGTGCTGACATATTCGGACTAGGATTAATATAGTCTGCGGTAGTTTCGGAATCATCAGGATTCTTTGACTGAGGTAATTTAATACCACTAAATACACCTTGAGAAATTGTTTCTAATTCCTGACCCTGAGGATATTTTAAAACCAATTGACCTACTTGCATCGACCCTGACTGAAGGTAAATAGAAAGTAGTGCATTTAATTCCACTGTTTGATGTGGCAACGGATTCGGTAGGGGGTAATTGCTATCATAAGATTGGGGCATATCTACAATTGTTAAAACTCCATAGGGATTAATACCGTCTGGATTTCCCTCTAGTAATTCTTCCCAAATAGTTAGCTCATCACCCGAGCCTTTAGCCTTATATAATTTATGTTCAAACTCAGTCCAGAATACATAAGAGCGAATATTTCCTTCATCACTATTACCACTCTCAGCAATTATTTCATTAATACCGTCCGATATACCTCTAGTAATATCTAAGCTAGGATATGAAAGAACTACTACTTCAGTATCACCATGTTTATTTTTAATTAAGTCATACTCATAAGGTGCTAGTGGAATAAATCTATAAGAAACTTTTCTCTCTGATACTTCATCTAATGAATCCTCGATATATGGAAATACTGCTAGAGCGCAGTACTTATGCTCATTATATAGTTTATCTATTTCTTTTAATTGTGTATTTAGCCCACACTCTTTTACTAGAGTTTGGTATTCCTCAGTGTCAGCATCACCACCGTTTAATTTTCTACTTGGTGCCTCTTTATACGCTTTAGCTTTTTTCTCAACTACCTTCTTTAATATAGAGTAATCAGCAATAGAATAAAACTGACCCGTAATAGGGTACATTTGTATTATTCTTTCTTTAACATATTTATGGAGTAAGCCTTCTCTAATCTGATACGACTTATAACAGTCTCTTTTTCTAGCTTGGTTTTCTGCACCCTCTATTTCTACAATTCGTGCCATCGCATAATCAAGGGTTAAAGTTATTTGATTCTCCATAAATAATTATCTCCGCTATGTTTATATAAAGTGTAGTTAATATATTTTAATCTTACTAGGGCTTTTTAATCCTATTGGTGCCATTGACCAACATAAATACCCTAAAGCATCACTAATATGGGTTAAAGATTTATCCTTACCCTCATCTAAGTCTTTACCCTTCCAAACTACTTTCTCTAAGTCATTAATAAGCATTTTACATTTTGGGCTAATAACTATCTTACCATCTTGTAATAGTCGGTTAATATTATTAACTCTATCTGTTACAAATGGGTTACGAGTAGACTCTATTCTAAAACCACTCTCACCTAATATTTCATGGTCAGACCTACCCGATGTTTTACGATTAGCACCTGTAGAGTCGGGGTATATTGTACCCTTGTATCCTCTCTTTATTAGTTCTGCGCTCATCTTATAGGTATCTGAGTTATTTAAATACATTTCATCAACAATATAGAAAACATTATTAACATAATAACCTATAATAGCGGTCATTGGATTTACGTTAAAGTCCATTCCTATTCTAATCTGACCAATATGATAGCCTTTATCAATTTCTTTTACATTCTTATCACGGTCAAATGAGTAATAAACATTACCTTCATCACCGTCTATAAATTCACCATTTAAAAATCTAGCTTTTTGCCTATCGTCTAATGAGTCTAATAGATCTAAATATTCATCATTAATATTTTCTAAATTGTCTTTAGGGTTCATTAGAATAGATTGATAATTTTCTGCTTTAATAGCTTTAGATTCTAGAGGCTCTACCTTCTTTATAAATAGCCAATAAGACCAATGACGTTTTGTAGGTGGGTTTTCATCGTAGTATGCTTTATTCTTTAGACCTGATTTCTCAGCTAATCTAGTTAGGGCAATTTGAATTGATGTATATGGTATCTGTGAACACTCGTTAAAATACATCGTAGAATATTCTTTACCAAGAATCTTTTCTACTCGTGCCTCATCATCTAACCCGCCTATCCAGATTTCAGATTCATTCGGTAATGTGATATAGAAGTCTGTTTTATTCCAAGTGACGGGTAAGTCTGGGAAGCAAATATTTAATACTTTTGGAAGTGTATCCAACCAAATAGATGTTTTACAGTGGTTAAAATTTAGTCTTAGGATTACATGGCGGGATTTATGTTTAGAGGCTCTTACGATAAGAGAGTATATAGCAATAAAAGTTTTACCAGACCTTGACCCACCATAAAGCATATTATGAGTAGCAGAACTAGACAAAACTTCTCTAATAGCTCTACGTTGAATATTCGTTTTTTTAAATACGACTTCACTCATACCTACAAACTAGCATCATCTGAATCTATTTTTATTTCTATATTTTTATTAGTTTGCTCAATAACTTGTTTTTCAATCCAACCTTGATGTGAGCATTTCATTTTATAAATGTGGGCGGCGGCACTAGCTGACTTACCATGCTCACCTTTAGTTAGTTCTTTAAGTAATATTTCATCATGAAGTAATTGTTTATTTCTAGCAATTCCTTTACAGTGGGAAAACTCTTTAAACAATGTTTCCCAATGATATAATGTAGTACGGTCTACACTAATGATTGCACCAAATGATTCAAAGGAATACCCTTCACTCATGTGATTAATTAACATCTGACAATATTCTGGTTTATATTTAGTTGGTCTACCCATTAGCATTACGGTACCAATTTCTTCACCATCAATAACTTTAGATTTAGTATCAGATTTGACACTCTTAGACATTCTATATTCCTTTATGTAGTCAAGTATTCACTTAACTTTAGTTAGTATTCACTTACTATTTATAGGGTAATTTATTGACTAACCTATGTCTATATATTATTATTTAATCATAAATCTGGGTTATTTTTCTGAGATTAAAACCTCTTTAAAATTATATTTGTTGCACCGATAAATTAAAAAACCCAGATTTATTGTTAGAAATACAAATTCTAACGCTCAGAGATAAAATTAGGATTGCATATCGTACTATCTAGTTTTACTCTCAAAATACAACCTAAACCATTAAAATACTGATAGACACATTGTACAATTGGTCACAACAAAACGAAAAGTGACCAGAACGGTCACACATATTTCTGGTAATAAATTTATTCTTTTTTATATATAGTATTCTGCGAAGTATGTATTCTCTTTACAAAATCTACCTATAAAAATATTTTTAGTGTCTGGTGCAATTAATATTATTTTTCAGGAGGTTTTCGATGTACGAAGAATTATTAAATTACTTAAATACTAATCTAGGGTCTGAAATAGAAAAAATGCAGGCTCACAGATACGTACTATCTGATGGTACTACTAGGAGGATAGATTTAGTTAGGGGTTTACTACAATCATACCTAACTTTAAAAAAAGGTTTAGATGCGGTATCTATACCTAAAACTATTTTAGGCTTTGAAGAAAGATTTAAAAACTCTAAAAAAGAAAGAATTACTGCCTCTGAAAATATAGTGACTGCACTATCTCAACTACAACCTGCAATATCTGTAAAAGACCCTAAGACTTGTTTTCTAGTTGATAGGTCTACTATGGAGAGGTCAGAAATACATATAGATTTTTATACTCAGGCAATGGCTAAAAAACCAAATGAAGTATTTTTAGAGGCTATTTATATGGACTCTATCTATAACCCACGTACACTAGACACCTATTATACTATTAAAGTGGGGGGCATGGAAGTAGTAGCACTAAATACATATAAAAAACCTGCTTACTTTAACTCTGAGGCTAAACCCCAAATACCTACCCTATTTAAAGACCTAATAGACCATTTAATACCTTCAGAGAAGGCTAAGGTCTATTTCTATGATTGGCTTTATAAAAGCCTCACAGATAGGGCTTATACGTTTCTAGTCCTATGTGGAATGAAAGGCATTGGTAAAGGTCAATTACAAAAATTAATTCGTGCATTGCATGGTAGAGATAATTTTGTAGAGGGTAAACGGGGTACTATTGACGGTCAGTTTAATAGTCAATTAGAAAACTCTAGGCTCCTATGGTTTGATGAGATTCAATACGATAAAGCAGAGGCGAATAATTTAAAAAGAATTATGAATGATTTAGTAAGTATTGAGAGAAAGGGGGTAGATGCTACTCGGTCTACTGCCATACATTGTTCTATTGTACTCTCTAACAATGATTTAACCGACAATTATATTGAGTTAGATGATAGACGGTTTAGCCCACTAGAATTAACTGAAGAAAAATTAACTAAGAAATTTAATCCTAAATGGTTTGATGAGTTTAATTATCATGTAGATGATTTAGGAGAACATAGCCCACTAGTAGCAGAGTTTGGTAAGTACATATTAGAATATGGAAAATGTGATAAAATAGACCGTCAAGAACCATACAGAGAAGAAAAATTTACTCAAATAGTAATTAGCTCACTTAGAAAGTGGCAAGATTTGACACTTGAGATGCTAGAAAGTGACTTAGAGGCTATTTTAATCGATGACCAATACACTAATTATGAAAACCTTAGAAAAAGATATGAATTTAAACACAAAGATTCGGGGCAATATCCTAAGAAAAATAAAGTATTAGAGTTTTTAAAAGCCTATGAGTCACCCGAGACTAAAAATAAGGTTGTAGAAATTATACGGGTAGGGTCTAAAGAGAGGATAATACCTATAGATATGCTAGATTCATACAATACTGGATTTAAGGAAGTTAAAAAAATGAGGTTAGATGTATGAGCGAAACACTTGCAAGCGGCGGTGGCGATAACATGGACTTGATATGGTAACGAGCTACACTTGAAGCGATCCCGAGCTTCTTGGCTATTTGGTAGGCATTAACGCCCATGCCATATAGTTCACGGATAGCGGTAATTTGTTCATAGGTTAGTTTGTTTCTTTTGATAATCATAATGGTTCCTTGTTAGAGTTACTTAGTTAGATGAGTTTTATAAGATGAGCATAAGTTTGAATAATATATAATATGCATAACAAACATAGGAGAATAGAATATGTACAAGCTACACGACCAAGTTAATTACTTAATAAAGAAAACAGATCAAATGAATTTAACCTTGGAGTATTTTAATCATGTTTATATTTCAGCATTACTTGAATACCAATATTCATTTAGTAGAGATGAATTAATTTATAGTAGAATTTGCTTAAACAGATACAAGACAATAGAACACATATTAACGGATTTAGAAATGTTAGGAGTCTATAATGGATAAAACATTTTCAAACAAATTTGGCACAAAATCATTTGCAATCAATTTCTTTGCTTTTCAAAAGCTAGACAATGAGCGAAATACAGTAGTCATTGAAAAAGAGAAAGAAGAGTACAGTGACAAAATTACCGACATTGTAACAGATAATAGTTACTATGATTGGAAAATGGTAAAGCACACTAATAACCTAGCACCGCTAGAAACTATAATACAATAGAAGAATAATTACAAACGCACGAAAAGTGCAATAAGGAGAATGAGATGAGTGAGAATGATACATTAGATTTTACAATAGATGCAATAGAAGGATTATTAAAGCTTGGCAAGTGGGATAATGACGAAGCAGATATTAATCTTGAAACAATGACACCAATATTTGAAGTAATAAAAGCAAAGACAATATTGCAAGCATTAAAAGAATTTAAATCTCGCAAATAATTATAAACG